TCCCTCATTCATAGGAGCCATATATGCACCCGGAGTAGAAGGGGCTGCAACAAAATCAAAGCATAGAAGATCAAAATCTTCTTGTACCATTAATACACCGTCCGCATCTTCTTCTACTGAGCCCATACCCCTAGAGGATATACCAACCGTAACTCCGCAACGAAATAATTCTTTTAAAATATTTCCTGCCGGAGTAGTTAATATTTCTACTACCCCATGTACATCATTTCCCTTCATAGTAACTTCTACTATATTATGAGATACATTATTTAAATTAATAACAGAAGAGTCTGGGTGATCTAATTCACCTAAGGCTCTTTTTTCTCTAACAGGGCCATCAATGTATTTTTTAATTTCTCTTTCAAGAATTTTTTGCTCATAGATTCTACCATTGTGGTTTTTAACACCAGCTCTTTGTATAATACCCCCTACTCTTAAAGGTTTATTTTCTTTAATAGATTGTTCAACTAAAAGTTTATCTACTTTAAACGGTATATGTTCTATAAGTAATTGTTTCATCTTCCTTGTCCTCTATTTAGTTTTCTATAGTTTTTAGAATTTTTATGGTTACTATGCTTAGTTTTAGCATGGATACCAGGTCTATTTACTTTACTATTGCTTTTTTCAAAATCAAATGCGTTAATTTTTCTTGCCATAACTTTATTTTTTTACGGGTATATATCCGAGGCGCTTAGATTGTTCAAGACCTCTATTTTTTTTACTTCTTTTACCTCTAAAGGCATTAGGTGTAGCATAAGCTTCGCTATTACCAGTAGTAATAGAAGCACCAGTACCGGTAGTTGAGCCTTCTTCAATTTCCGTTTTAATAAGTTCACGGATAAGGGATTTAAGTTCTTCTATATTCATCCTTGTACAGCTCTTAGTTCATTAACTAATGAATAATAATTTAATAAATTAATTACATTATCATCATGTACGGATGATTTTTTACAAAGAGGTTTAATTAGATTTTTTACCTCTGTTAGTTTTATTTTAGTAACTTGATCTGTGTTTTTAGATAAAGTTTCTAATTCTGTTTTAATAGCTTTAATTTCTTTGTTTAAAAAAGCTTTAAGTTTAGGGCTATTAGAAACATTATAAACATATTCTTTTAATAAATGTTTTTGATTATCTCCTAATTTAGAATATTTTTCATTAAACTTTTCCATTAACATTTTGTAAGTTAATGCTCTAGTTTCTTTATCAAATTTTTCATATTCTTCCATAACCATTTCTTTTTTAGGTTTATTAGGAAGATTTTTATTAGTAATATGTTCTAATATAGCTACTTTAGAGTCTACTATAGACATAGGATTAGCATTTTTATTTTCTAATAAATTATATATACTAGCATATATTTTATAATTAGGGATTTTTGCTTTAAAAAAATCTTCTATATTATATATATCTTTTATTTCTTTAACTAAATTATATCTTTCTCTTCTTAAAGAAGATTTATTTAATTTATTATGTGCGTTAATTAAAGTTTCTAATAATACAGTAGCATTTGCTTCCTTATTAAATCTTTTATTAAGAAGGGCATGATATATTTGATATTCTTTTAGTAAATTAGAATTATTACTAAAAAATTTCTTTAAAATACCTACAGCTTTAGGAGAAGTATTTGAAATAGTCTCTGAAGTAATTTGCCTGGTCAGCAATTCAAATAATATTCCCGTATTTTTGTACTTGGAATGCTTAGGTTTCATGTAATAAATATATTTATTCCTATATAAATATGTAGGGAATTTTGAAGATTACTCATTTATAATATTTTCCTCATCTAATAAAGAATTTTTATCAGTTTCAGTTAATACTTTTTTTCCACTTAATCTATTTAAAGATAATTTTTTAAGAATTCTAGAATTTTCTTCTAAAGCAAATGTAGATACATCATTAGCCCTATTTGGACTATCATCCGCTGTTAATCCGGCTTTACCTAATGGATCTCTACCCATATTAGCTTGATCCGTATCATAACGACTTAGTTTTATAGCGGGTCTTCCTGGTTTTTCTTCATCATACCCATCTGGGATGTCCTTAATGGTTTTATCTCTTTTAGTAGAATATAAATTAGCTAAATCATGTGGGGTACCATACGATTCACCTGATTCTATAGGGTCATTACCTTCATTTTCTATTTGGTTTAATCTAAAGATATGGGCGGCATCATCTAATGATCTATTTTTTTCGTGTTCTATTTCTTGTTCCGAAAGATTAAACACATTTTTATAAACAAAATCACTAGAAAGCATCTTTTTATCCGCTATAGAATTAGCTAATTCAACTTTTGATTTATATAATTCAGTTTTTTCTTGTTCAAATACAATTGAAGGGCCTGTTAATTCTAATTCAAAGTCTACTAAATCAGCATCAGTAAATCCTTGAGTATATAAATGTACTAAAGCTATTTTATGTAATTCTGATACAATAGTTCTTTGTAAACGTTCAATTGTACGAGCAAAACGAATATCCATTGCAGCTAGTGTAGATTTACCCTCAAGATTTTCATCATATCCTAAAAATGCTTTAGGGATTTTAAGAGCAGCTAACATTCGATTTTTTAAATATTCAATATCGGTAGTACCATCATAATCTAAACCTTTTGTAGTTTCAATCTTAGTAGATGAATCATTACCTCTAACTGGGATATAAAAATCCTCAGTCATATTTTGGATATTAAATTTTAAATTATAGTCGCCCGTTTGTTGATCCACATAGGGGGTTTTTTTCATTTGACGGACTGTTTTTTCCATAAAACTATCTATTTCATTAGGTGGTATACCCCCCACATTCATATAAAATATTCTTTTTTCGGGAGCACGCATTATTCTATGGATAAGCATTGCATCCTCCATTAATATAAGTTGTTTAAATACTTTACGGGCGGGTTCTAAATAAGAACGACCATAAGGGAGGTAAGCAGCATCTGATAATAATCTAAAATGGGCTACCTCATAATTTTCTAATTTCATCTGGTCACTTCTTCTAGCACTATAAGTATTAGATTGTGATAAACCATTAGGATCAAGTATAAATTGAACATAACTTGGGTTTTCAGGGTCCATACCTTCTTCTCTTACTACTTGATAAACAGATAAAGGCAAAACATTATATACTCCATATTTTTCGGAAATTTGTAAATGTAAGTAAAAATCACCATATTTACACATTTGACGAACCCAAGAAGGTAAGTTAAATTCTATATTTAAGACATCATAAAATAAATTATGTAGCACACGTTTTACATTATCATTTGACGATTTAATTGTTAATACATCTCCATATTCGTTTTTAAGGGTTGCCTCCTCTGAGATAATATCAAGTGCAGGAGCAATTAATGAATCATAATCCATCGCCTCATAATCACTATAAAGCTGAAGGCGCATAGATGAATAATTAAGCGTAGGATTATATTGTAAAGAAGATCCTACAGGTCTATGTAGTCTTGTAAATCTATCATAAAGTGAATTAGATTCTAAATTACCAAATTTTTGGATGCGATCAACATCCATTACTTTAAGTTGTTTTCCCCCTACGTTTCTTATAATAACATCATTGGAAAATAATCTTCGTAATCGTGTAAATAAGCTAGTATCTGCCATATTAATGGTTTATTGTGTGTGTATAAATATTTAATCTAAAAGCCAAGACAAATCTTCATCTTTTCCCTTAATTTTTATTTTATATGCCTGTTTAGGGTCATTAGTTTGAGTAGAACTAAAAAACGGATTATAAGTAACTTTAGTAGTATTTGCAAGCATAGCTCTAGTTAAGTCAACCCCGTGCTGAGCAAATTTTAATGCAGTATCTCGCACGTAACACGCAGTAGCTATAGACATAATTAAATCATCATTATATCCCGTTTGGGCTTCTGGTCTACCGTTTTTCCATACAAATGTTCTTAATTCATCTAATGTACGTCTCGATTGAATTTGTATACTTTGTTCTTTAACATATGCATCTAATTTAGCAATAGTTAATGGTCTTGTTCTAAGTGACATAGTAAAACCAGGTACCATTTTAGATTTATCTATTAAATCATATCCTTTAGCAATATATGCTTCGGCATCCC